TCTTATGTCACCGGTATCAAAATCGATGATTACGGAAACTCTAAATTGGACTTTGTAGACATAGCCCCTTCCGATTGGTTGGTTCAGTTGTGTAACAATATTAAGCGATATGCTATCATGGCAGATCTTGCCAACAAAGGCAAGGTTTCTCTTGAACCAGCGTGCGTTTCAATTACTACAAATGTTGAGGATTTATTGGCTCATCAAGTTTCGAACGAACCTGTTTCTATTGGTCGACGTGCACATGTGCATGTTGATATTAAAGTGAAAGAGGAATTTCGTTTGATGGATGAAGAAGGCAAACCTACTCATATGTTAGATCCAAACAAGGTGTTTGAGCGTTACGGCGATTCCACAGATATACAAGACCTGTGGCTTGTTACTGTACGTGTCATGCGCATTATTCCATCTCAGATGCAAGGCAAACGTGTACCTCCTACTTTCGAATTTGAAAATCTGGAAGGTATGACAAATGTCTCAATCTTTAAATTTTTGGAATACGTGTTGACCAAGTCGAAAAAACATTTCGCTGTGCAAGATGCTTTGGTAAAGCAACAGACAAATTTGACGGATAAGATTCCATGGTGTAAAACCTGTAATCAACCTTCTCAAGTTTGTGAGTGCAAGCCCGCATTCGAGCCCCATTTCGGTATTCAATTGGCGCATACCATGAAGAAATACTCAGATAAGTGGACTCTTGTTGCTGAGCGTAAAACTAGATTCTTTGCTTCGAATATTGAGGATGTCACTAATAAGCACCTCATTACGATGCTAGATTGGTTTGAAACTTCGAGTTTTGCAGTTTGGACAAATTACGTGCCTGATTCTTTGATACAAAATCCTTGGATGCGTGCTGTAATCATGTTTTTTAATGCAGATATCATTGAAGTGCGAATTCGAGATGCTGTCCGGAACTACTGGATAGTTATTAGTGTTATTACGTGCTTTGTTGGGTCATTTTCGTATACCTTGGCTGGTATTCTATTCATAGCCATGGGTTTTTCCTTTATATCTTACTACGCTACAATTGTAGAAGGTGTGAAGGAAACGTATTACGCTGAAGTTAAAAAACGGCGTGATATTATGCCTGACCTATTTGTTAAAGTTCGTGAGAATCACATGAAATATGTTTGTGGAGCAATAGCTGGTTTCTCTGTAATCTGGGGAGTTGTTAAAACTGTCCAGGCTTTTCGAGCAATGACCACCATTCAGGGGGTTTTGCAACCGAAAAGTGTTGCCGAAATTAAGCAACGAGAATCCGAGCCGAATGTTTGGTTACCTACTGCGGTTAAGAAGGTATCTGGGATTTTTCCCCATGCCATTGAACACTACAGTAGTATTGCTCGAAAGAGTTTGTGGTACTTCAGTTATGAAGTTGATGAAAAAATTAGATTTTGCGACGCATTTATGGTGCGTACAAATATTCTGATGATTCCATATCACATGATTCCCGAGAGCAACGCAAAGGCAACCATTAAGAAACGGGGCCAATCTATAAGCTTTATTATTGATCCGAAGAGCATTTACCGCCTTCCGAACACTGATTTTGCTTTGATCTACGTTTCCAATAGTGGTGATTGTCCAAATTTAATGAACAATTTTGCCGATGAAATTTCTCCGAAGAGTGTTCCCTGTGTTAGCTATTATGTTGACGAAGCAGGGGAAATGTCTTCTGATAATTTCTTGTGGCAACCAAACAATTCTGTTAGCAATGGACTGCATTCGTTTCGAGGATCTTACTATTCGATGTCTAAACCCACCTTTGGTGGTCAATGTATGACATGTTGTGTTTCGGAGGGAAAACAACATCATATATTGGGATTTCATTTGGGTGGACAAACTGGTCGTGTAGACGGCTGTGGAGGTGCTATTACTCGTCCTGAACTGGACGTTGGAATATACAATCTTCTCAAGCTAAGTCCCAACTTCACTTTGGGACCAGACAGGACAGATTTGCCCGATAAGATTTTAGGTAAAAAATATGACGTTAGTGGTGGAGTACATTACAAATCTCCCATTAACTGGGTGCCGGACGACGCGGCGGTTGTAGCTTATGGCGAAGTAACCGGACGCTCCAGTACGACATCCAAAGTCACAGAATTACCAATTTCGCCCGCGGTGACTGAGATCACCAAACAGGAAAATTTGTGGGGACCTCCGCAATTTGCTCCTCCTAAAATTCGTAAGGATGGGGAGACAATTAAGGAGTCGTGGCGACCATGGGCTGCATCGTTAGAACATTGTTGCCAACCTAGTATAGGGTTTCCCGCATCTGATGTTGACATGGCCTGTGATGATTATTTACTTGATCTAAAGGAATGTTTCGATAGTCAGTCTGAGAAATGGTGCTTAGAAATGAGACCATTGACTGATGTAGAGACAGTTTCCGGTATCGATGGATGGAAATTTATCGATAGAATGAAAATAAATACATCAATTGGATTCCCGGTGGGGGGATCCAAAGAGCCACATTTGGTCTACTTGGACCCTGAGGGATATGATAACATAACTGAGCCTATTACTTTTGAGGCACATATTATGAAAGAGTATCATGAAGCTCTTGATATGTGGGCAGCTCGACAATGCAGGAATTGCATTTTCGGATCTGCTCTCAAGGATGAGCCAACCCTTAAAACCAAGGAAAAGGTTAGAGTTTTTCAAGCGGCTCCCATTATTTTACAATTGGCTATTCGTAAATACTATTTGCCTATCGCTCGCTTTCTTTCGTTAAATCCGTTAGTAGCTGAGTGTGCAGTTGGTATTAATGCCAGTGGAAGAGAATGGGACGAACTTGCCAAACATATGAACAAATTTGGGAAGGACCGAATACTTGCTGGAGATTACTCCAAATACGATTTACGTATGCCAGCGCAGCTAACACAAGCGGCGTTTGGTGTAATGCATCGTATTGCCAAATGGAGTGGCAATTATTCGACTAAGGATATAACTATCATGGAGTCCATATCATTTGAAGTTACCAGTCCTCTGGTAGCTTACAATGGGACTTTGATGCGATTTTTAGGAACTAATCCTTCAGGTCAAAATATGACAGTGTATATCAACTCAATAGTTAATTCGATTTTGAATCGTTTAGGCTTTTTCCATGCCTACACGCAGAATACTATTGAAGAAGACAAACCGGGTTTTGCTGCCAAGTTGGGTAGACCGGTTAGGTTTAGGGATTGTAACTCTATTGCAATCTATGGTGATGATTTAAAGGGATCAGTCATAGAAGGATTGGATAGACATAATCATGTATCTTTTGCTAAATTTCTGGCGGATAATGATATGAAATTTACAATGCCCGACAAGACATCCGACCCCATTCCATTTATGGAGGATGGGGCTGCGGATTTCTTGAAGCGCAAAAATCGTTACGATGAAGAATTGGATTCTATCGTAGGGATGTTGGATGAAATGTCGATTTTTAAGTCGCTGCACTCAGGATTACAGTCGAAAGACTTAAGTCCGAAAGAGATTTCAGCACAGAATATCGATGGGGCTCTCCGTGAATGGTTTTTTCACGGTAGAGAAATTTTTGATTTGAGAATGGAACAAATGACGGAAGTCGCTAAGATTTCCGGAGTTTTTCCATTAACTCTCGGGGTGGACTATGAAGAACGTGTTCTGCTTTGGAAGCAAAAATACAACTCTTAAAGTCCAGTAACATAGACCTGCATGTCTATAAACTGCAAACATTTGGTTCTACATTTGGCCTATAATGGGTGATAAAATTCCTTTTCTTTTGGCCTTTTTCTATTATGGAAGCCCTGGTATTTGTAGAATAGTTCCATCCGCAAGGATGTGGGGAGCTATTTAGCTCCGGCTTGTGCCATTACTTACGTTAATTCGGGTATTTGAACGCACACAACCCTAGAAAACATCCCTTAGGAGGATCTCAGCTGAGCACTGAGCCTTCAATAAGTATATTTCTAGCTTGCTACTAAATCAAAAGCGCAACCCCCAGCGCATAAGGGGGAAAGTAGTTCTGCTGACTTAAGTGCAGAAAAACCACAGTGCCCAAAACCGGCAATTATTACACGTGAAGTGAGTGATTGTGTTGGGTGGAGTGTTCCGGGACCGTTAGACGTCTCGCACTCCGAGAAGCATGGCTTCGAACCCCAGTCTGGAGAGGCTGGAGTCGGAGTGGGTACTGGTGCTGATCATGCAACTGAACAACTAGTGGGATTTAACGATCAAACCGCTGGTTGGATGACTGATGTAAAAGCAGGATATGATGATACAATGGACACAGCAACGAAAGTTGGAAGTGATCTCGGAGCGTTCTTGGAACGACCCGTGAAATTGAGCTCCCAGTCTTGGGCTGTTGCTCAACCATTGTTTTTCAATTTGAATCCTTGGAGAGATTTTCTTGCCGATCCTTTTGTGAGAACAAAAATCGCCAATTATGAACTTCTCCGAGGTACCATGCACATCAAAGTGTTAATTTCAGGAACTGGATTTCATTATGGACGCGCTTTAGTGTCCTATAATCCACATGCAGCTTTTGACGAGCTTGCTGTTTCAAGAAATTTTCTTGATGTCGATCTTGTGCAGGCTAGCCAAAAGCCGCACATTTACATCAATCCGTCTAAGAATGAAGGAGGAGAAATGAGCTTACCATTTTTCTTCCCGAACAATTACTTATCCTTATCCAAGTTTGAGCAAAGCCAAATGGGTGAACTTACTATTAAGTCATTTGGCAATTTGGCTCATGCTAATGGAGGTAATGACCCTGTAACAGTACAAGTATGGGGTTGGATGGAGAACGTATCTCTTACTATGCCTACTAGTATTACGCCCTTTGTGCCACAAGCTGGTGGTAAACCGAATCCAAAGAAGAAAACTGGAGGAAGTACCATGAACAGCGGTGACGAATATGGGAAAGGAATCATATCACAGCCTGCTTCCGCTTTGGCGAAGGCAGCTGGGATGTTAGAATCCATTCCTATGATTGGGCCATATGCGCGAGCGACCAGTATGGTCGCTTCGAAGGTTGGAGATGTAGCTTCTTTATTCGGCTACTCGAGACCTGCCATCATAAGTGATACGGTCATCCAAAAACCCAGTCCTACTGGGAATTTGGCCAATGTTGATGCTCCTGAAGCTATCAACCGCTTGGTTCTTGATTCTAAACAAGAATTGACTATAGATTCACGTACTACAGGTTTAGATGGTGAAGATCAGATGGGAATCGACAGTATTTGCTGTAGAGAGTCCTATTTGACTTCATTTACCATGTCTCCATCGGATGCACCTGAGAAGATATTATGGAATTCTTATGTTACTCCGACATTGGCACGTGTGAATGGTGATGAAATTCATATGACACCTATGTGTGCTATGGCGCAGTACTTTGAAGATTGGCAGGGAACGATCAAATTCAGATTTCAGATAGTGAAGAGTCAATTTCACAAAGGTCGTATCTTAGTAAGGTACGATCCTAGGTCCTTTGATTCAGAGGTTAACTATAATACGAATTATTCTCGTATTGTTGATCTTGCCGAAGAAGAGGATTTTGAAATTGAAGTTGGTTGGGGTCAAGCCCGACCTTTTCTCAAAACGTTTGATCCTAATTCGTCTTTCGATTCGTTGTATGGAACTACACGCCTGACTACTGATAGTCTTAACTTTTTCAATGGTGTTTTGGAAGTTAATGTTGTCAACAGTTTGGTTTGTCCATCCGCTGATTCCGATATTCAGATTATTGTTTCTGTATCTTCATGTGATATGAAGTGGGGTGCACCTTCTCCAACTCAGTTGAAGAATTTGCATTATTTCCCCCCGGACGCTCCTGCTGCTCTTAAATTCACTCCTCAGAGTGGTGAAGTAGAAGCATCTGGTGAATCCATGGTATCAGGCCAACCTTTAGGTTCCAATTCATTGGAGCCAATCAATAAGAATTTGGTACCAGATGATCATACAATGGAGGTTTTCTTTGGAGAAAATCCAACGTCAATACGTGAATTGTTTCGACGATATGTGCATGTAAAAACATATATTGCTCCTTCGAACACTGATGATCAGGCGGTCACAATCGGTAAATATTTCTTGAAAGGATTACCACCTCAAACTGGATTTGATTCCGAAGGTGATGATTTGACACTTGATGGTATTACCAAAGGAACAATTGGAAACACAAGTCCAATCGCTTTTTTCTCCCCAATGTACGCCGGATGGCGTGGAGGATTGCGGCACAAACTCTTGTTTGCTAGATCGAGTAATGTTGATAGCTCTCCGTCTGCTACACGAGTTGGTTTTGTTGATTCCATTGGTTGGATTACAGATACTCTCTTTGGAGGTAGTAACTTGGCTGCTGGGCTTTCTGATATTCTGGGTGTATACTCTAATGGAGGCTCTGCTGCCACCAACATGGGTGTTAACAACACCATTGAGTATGAATTGCCATATTACAGAGGCCAAAGATTCTCTCCTGCTCGTATTATTTCTGCAGAGAGTAATCTTTCCGACTCCGCTGTTATACAGACTGCAAATTTTGCTGGTAGTGTGTGCTCATTTCAGGATTGGGTTGCTACAGGAGAGGACTATTCCCTGTTTTTCTTTACAGGGGTGCCTATCATGTATAATTACCAAATATTGCCTTTTTCGGATTAGGCAGAGGCTCTCGACAAGCTAATACTGTCGTTGTAAGTGTTTTGATCGTTTTTCAAACGATTGGTTACGAATAAAACCAAAAAACTTTCTATTGTGGAAATTGATATATCCCACTATTACTAATATATATCAAGCTTGACAGGCTTAACCTGTTCAGTCCTTGGGTGGTCCAAGGAGCGTGCTGATTTATCAGTTCGTTGTGAGGAGCGAATGCTCTGCAATTATTATAGTTTAAACTATTTGTTTTATATTGCGGGGATTCGTTCCCGCAGGAATTATCAAATAGATCACAACTTTCTACTTGCGCTCACACAATGTTCGTGTACAGACCACGTTCGGAGACTATACTCCGAACGTTGGTGGTCACGGACTTTAAAGTGTGGCCATCAATGC